TTGACCGGCGCTTTGATCGCGCATTTTTGGCGTTTCATCAGTGCAAGGAAGGCGATTTCGGTTGCACTTGCTATCGTCGGGATAGCCGCACTTGCGACCTTCGCTCCCGATCGGCGAAGCTGGATGATTGCTTTGGTATGGGTGCCTTTCTTTATCGTGTGCCTCTCGCCATTTGCCAGCGGTTTTAGTCGGTTCGGTGATGCCAGCTATGGCGTTTATATCTATGCGTTCCCGATCCAGCAGGTATCAATCATCACGATCCAGAGCTTTTGGGGTTCAATGACCGTGTCATTTTTGGTGACCGTTGCGGTCGGGTACGCCTGTTGGCATGGTTTTGAAAAGCGGTGCCTTTCAAAACGTCATGACATTGCGGGCCGCTGGCGAGAGTTTGTGCAGAAGATTGCCGCCGCCACTAAAGCGGCGGCGATGCGCTCGAACTAAACCTTCGCAGCATTGCGCCAAAAGTCGTCCCGTTCCTCTACGGTCCATTGCATGGCAAGGCGAACCTTGTCCGTTAACCAGTGAAGACGATTGAAGTTTTGCGCCCCCACTACAAACATTTGAGCGTTGAACTTATCATCGTCAGACGGCAATTGATCGATAATTGCTTGAAGTGGGGCCGGGATAGCGCCGGTCTGGATTGCCGCAAGCGCCTCTGCCCTGCTGATAATTTCTAGGACAGATAGATATTGGAAGAACTGGCGGCGGCTTATGTCGTCGGGAATTGGCTCGGTAACAGGCGGCTCGACAATTGCGGAGCCGTTCCAAACCTTGCCGTAGACATTCCCACCCGGACCCCGAGTAAACGGGAAATCGCCTCCAACTTTCAGGCCAATGATTTCAAGTCCGCCGATCTGTGACTGATCAGGATCACTTTCCATTGAAAAAATTCGACCCTGATCGTTCACAGCTATGTAATAATCAAACGGGCCGAATTGGTTGACGAGTTCATGCCATTCGACACCATTGGCATCCCTAAACACATGATACTTGTAAACCTGATCGCTTTCGACCAATTCGACGCGATCATCTTCCAGTGTTCCGAAGCTTTTGTACGAAAGTATGTGCATTTTAATCACCATGTGCCAAGGGCGCGCCAGCCAACGTTTGGAATGAAGATTTGAGGCTGCCGGAAGGAGACCGAAAGGTTTTTAGGTGCCCAAGTCCAAAGACCTGCCACAACATACCCCGGAGCGCCGGGAACAACCAACTCCCATGATGCAGCGGCAACATTGAAGGCTTGCTCGAAGTAGCCGGCAAATCGAGTGTCGGTTACACGCCAATTTAGCTGATTTTGAATGTACTCGACGGTCCAAACTTTCCCCGATCCAAGAGCGTCGGCATACCCGGCACCATTAGCCCATCCAACATTCAGAGTGGCTGTGGAGTAATAATAGAAATTGTTGAAATTTCCGTCCCATCCGCCGCCGATCAATGCAGGTGGTTGGCCCGCCGTCACGCCAGAGCCAATGAAGTTTAGAGCGCCACCGTCTTGCCTACGCGGATACGCGCGTCCGGCCATGTTGCCACTTACAATGATATTCACGAGAGCCGTAATGGCAGTTTTGATGTTGCCCCATGTCGTCTTGAACATGGTTGAACCACCAGCTTCGACCCCTGCGAAAAAGTCTCCGTCCGCAGGTGTGGTTTTTCCGTTGGCACCGGCCATTGCGGCACCAACGGTTGCGGTCGTTGTCAAGGCGGGCAGTTGAGCGGTAGGCACCTTTCCGGTGCTGTCGAGGCTGGCAACCCCGTCCGCCTTTCCCTTGTCGACCACTCCGAGCGCATCGATATTGGAACGACCTTGCGCTTTTTCGGCTAAGGTAAAGGACTGCGCAGCGTCAACCCGGACGCGGACGCCCAAGGCGTTGCCGACTGTGGTTGCAAACTCCGGGTCATTGTTGAGTGCGTCGGCAAGCTCTTTCAGCGTATCGAGCGCAGCCCCGGAACCATTGATAAGGTCGTCAACCGCCGTTTTGATTGCCTGCGCAACCTCCTCGGCAGTCATGCCGTCCGTAATCCCATAGCCGCCGAGCGTTGTCGGTTTTTCCTCCAACTCGGCGAACTTGTGCTTGTGATTGCTAAACGAAGTCTCGAATGCCTTGATCTTGGCATCGATCGCTGTGAATGAGGTCGCAATTTTAGCGACCTCATTCATCTGAATGCCGGATGGAGACGGCAAAGGCCAATTGTAGTTTGCCGTGTTGGCCATTTATCACACCTTTGAAAGTAGCATGCGAACCGCCGACAACTCCGGCCGCGCCGCTGGCGTGCCGGTAATCGTAATCAACGTGCGCGCATCGAGGAGGGCCGCCGGGTAGGCGGATCGGATAAAGGTTTGCTCGACGAGGCCGTCGCCGAGTTGGGTTGCACTCGAAACCGGAATGTTCGGGTAGTCGCCCGGCATTCCAATCTGGACCGTCGCGGAAGAACCGGCGGGCAAGCGGGCGTCGAGCGTCACCAACACTTTGTTTGTGTCGGCGGCGTCTATAGCTCGCGTTGCATAGTTCGCGGTTGTCTGTAACTCGCCCTCGATAATCTGGATATCAGGGAACAAGAACGGCGTTATGCGTTCGGTTCCGCGCAAGACCGCCTCGACTTGGATATCCTCATTCTGGATATACTCGTCGAACCGGATCGTTTGCGATGGTGCCGAAGTGATCACTTCGCCGCTTGGTCGGCGGAGCCGGATCGAGATATCGACCGAAGGGTCGGGGTATTCGACGCCAGCACGAATAATCACGTCAGACATTTTGTTCGCCTTGAACGTGCCAATCGGGACAACCCGCTCGACAGGATCAAAACGACAGCCGAGCATTTCAAACCAAAGATCGGCCTCGTTGTGAACCGTCCAAGTTGAAGCGTTCGACGATGAAAGCAGAACTCCGACCGTGAACGGTTGCTCCGAAATGACCGCGTTCGTGTCGAGGTCGATCTTGCCAATCTCGGCCACAAATAACGAATGCTCCGCGTCGTCGGTTAGCGCCACGAATGAAAATTCCCGGCCACCTTGGATGAAAACCGGGAAGTTAAAACGTGCCGTAAAGACTTCACCTTCGACAAGATCAGTACCGGGAACGAACGCCTCGGCAAGAACGGTTTGCGTCGGCATGCCGACCTCAACCGTTCGTAGCTGCACCGCAATCGAGTTGCTTCGCGATCCCACTTTTGCGCACATCAAACGAATGCCCGAGAGGCACCACGATTGAGCGAGCGTAAAAGTCTGCGCAAGCGGATCGTGCCCGCCGCCGCCATCGCTTCCACCCTCTCTACGGATCGGTGTCGAGTTATTCGCCGCAACATTCGTCACGTTGGTGACATTCGTCACGTTATTGATGACGGTGTTATTGACGACGGGTTGGGGCATCGTGTCCGTCGTCGTTTCGAGCGACGACGTAAGGCGATACTCCTCAACCGTGATCGAACCGCGTCCGACGTAGGTGCAACCGGCTTCCGTACCGACCGACCCTTCAAAGTAAATGGACTTCGAACCGGCCGGAATATTCGGCGGCGTTGTGAAATGCCCTGTAATTACGCCGTCCTCGTCGGCAGGCCCCGACACGGTAGGCACAACGGGCACGCCGTCGAACTCGACGAGCACCAAGGTTTCATTTTCGATGAAGCCTTCCAGCCGGAAGTTAACGTCCCGCTGCCGAATGAATTCGGCGTTGACGACGCGCTCGCTGACTTTCTCGACCCTTTGCTCAAGCGAGATACCGCTGATGAATTCACCTTCGCCAGCTTCAAAAGCCTGTGTTTCCGGCGACGTCCAGACCGTCTGCTTGTCGGTCCAAATGTCGGTTGAAGGCTCGACGCTCGCGCGCCCTGGCATCGGAGTGAACGTCTGATATGGATTGATCTTCATCGCCTTGCTTCGCCGTGGCTGGCGAATGACGGCGACTTCGGAGAAATCCAGATGACGGATACCAACGAAGGCAGGGAATTCGTGCATGCGAGCGTAGATCGGCAAGGTCATCTTGCCGCCGAAAACGGCCGCCGTCTGCGCGATGCCTTGATCCCGCATGGCGTCATTGCGAAGCGGATCGACGAACAAGCCACGCTTTGCGCCAACATCGCGTGCAGACACGTCATTCTTAAGACGTTCCTGCGCAACGAGGTCGTACACGTCGAGCAACATCGTTCGAATGTCCTGAATTTCGCTGTAAGGCACATTCCGGACGCCGGTAACCTCGACGAGGGGCTTTTGCCCCCAATCGTTCGAAATCCGGGCGAGTTCGATCATGCTGTCCGATACAATCGGAGGGCGGGGGCGAGACACCGCAGACGTGCCCGTCACGTAAACCATTGACCCGGTCATATCCATGCAAACAGCGTCTATGCGAGGCAGCTTGTATGCATAGTCGATAAGAACGTTCGTATCTTTGGCCGCCCCGGTCACCGTGACACTGTCGCGGGTGACTTCGTCCGGCTGGATATTCTCGTTATACCGATATTTGACCGTATAGGTCGTTCCGGGCGCGGGTTCCGCGCCGGAAGGCGACCAGTCAATTTGACCCTGCGAAAGTAGCCAGCTTGCAGGCGAGGTATAGACCGTACTGCCTTGCTTAATTTCAAGGATCGCGGTGACTGACGGGTGTTCCAGCGGATCGACGACGCCGGAATAAGGCCCGTGAAGAACGCTTTCGGTGACTTCTTTTTCCACTGTTACCCGACGAACGCTTGAAATCGGTGCCTTGGACACTTTGAACGTCTGCGTTCCGCCGGTCGCCTCGGTAAACGGGTGCGGTTCGGCATCGACATTGCGAAGGTCCGGCTTTTCCTCAACATCAAACGGATATGATTGTCGCCGCACGATGCGGCGGCCGTTCACATAGGCGGTTCCTTCTGAAACGGAGAACCCCTGTTTTCCGTCCGGCTTTGGGCCGAGCGCCGTAATCAGGAAGCCATTGAAGACATAAGAGCCGTTGCTCTCGCGCGAATAGCCTTCAATGGCCTTGTAAATTTCCGAAAAATCTATGTTCGTTGACGTCGTCAAGATAACGCCGTCTCGGACCTGATATACCGAAACCAGTGGGGAGGGATCGCCGTCCTGCGAATGGCCCCAAATCACCGTGATTTCGATGCGGCTTGGACCTTCCTCCATGTAAGCTTCGGTGCCGGGGATCGAACCTTTCAAATCGACGTCAATCACGTCTGTTATGAGGACTTGAGTGCTCCTCACACCGATCGTCAGGTCGCCCTTGTTGGGAAGAACAAAGGTCGCCGCAGGTACGTCATGGACGATACCTTCGATATAGATCGGGCAGGCAGGGAGCCGCACGCGAATGTGGTCGTCGTCTTCGATTTCGACGACGGGGTCTTGACCATCCATGACGCGGCCGTCTTGAAGGATATAATCAAACCCGCGCCGCATGTGATCGATATTCATCGACTGCATTTCGTTCAAGTCGGTCGATTGAAGATAGATACCCTTCTTGTCGCGGCCGACGTCCTGAAACGCGATTGCGTGGCGACGTAACGCACGATCAAATCGATCGCCGTAACCGGCGCGCTTAATGATGCTGCTCATGGCACCTCACATTGTCAGAACGAAAGTGAATGTCTGGCCGATCGAGCCATCGCGAATGATTGGCGAGAAGCGATCGACCTCGATCATTTTCCCAAGATCGACGACATTGGCGACGGGGATATACATCTCCCCGGCGGGCACGCTCTCGGCCAATTTTGTGCCGACATACATGCCTGTTTCCCGCAACGTGTTTGTGCTGGCGTCGTCGAGGTCGAGTTGAAACCGGATGAAGATGAACCCGGTCGGTTCGGAGCTTTGGGAAAACTTCGCGCCGTCTGCCATGACAATTTCGCCATTGGGATCGGGCACTACGAAATATTTGTCGCGGGTTCTCGTCATGCCTACTGCATTTTCGAGGCTGGTCAGGATTGACCATGCGGCATCTTGAGCCGCTTGTTCTTCGGGCGTTGTCGGGCGGGGCTGGTCGTCCCATTCCGGCAGGCCCTCGCCGACGGCGAGAAAGAGCGTCATGTCGTAGAGCGCTTTCGCCAATGCGACGCGCCCGTCTTGGGTAAAGACAGCCATTTATTCTAATCCTGTTTGGACACGCGGCACCGGAGCACCGAAAGGTTGATGAACAAACGGCGCATTCTGGAATGCGACCGTTGCGCGGTTGCGGTACTCGACCCGAACCGCCGCCAGCGATGCGAAACGCGCCGAAAGCTGGTTCACTGGAATGATCGATTTGACGGTTCGAACCATCTCAATGTGTTGGACCTCTTTGACGTCGACGCGCCCGCCCGTCGGGACGATGACTTGCTTGCGGTGATTGACGCGAATTGAAACCACAGGCCCGCCGGGTTCCTTGCGAGTGCCGGACCAAGTGTTCAACCCGGCTCCGCCGTTTAGGCGGTGCTCGTTCAATCGAAATGCGCGGACGTCCCACCCTGCGGTTAGCCGGGCGAATTCTGAGCGTAAGGGCTTCGAAGATTGAACAAGTTGCGTTGTCGGCCGCAAGAATTGAGTGTTGGTCGGTTCAAACGGGAGGTGGACTTGAAACCACCACCATTTGCGCGCCGTCGCCGGAAACTCCTCGATATCACCATCGTGATTTATCCAGCGTAATGCCTTGTGGATCGCTGCGGGCGTTCCAATAATTCGCTGCCATTGGATACCTTCGCGAATGACGTCCCGCAGGTTGGGGAGGAACTCGGCGACCTCTGACAAGCCATACTCCGCGACGAGATACGGAATAACACTGTCGATCGGATGAAACTTGAACCCGCGCAATTCGACGATGCCGGGCGACAGTTCCGGGGTTCGGTCAAGAGCCTCCGAGAATGCCTTTTCCAGCGCCGTCGCATTGCCCGGAAGCAATGCGATACGTTCGATCATCAGTAATCGCGCCCCATGTAGTTGAGTTTTATCTCGCCTATGGCGATTGCAGTGCCGGGCGCTGCGACGAGAGGGGCGCTCGGACTAAGCATTTCCACACGCTGGACGCCTGCCATATGCAAGCGCGCCTCAACCCAAGACGGCACGAGGTCGAAGCCGATCCCGGTTTCCGTTGTCCAAGCCTTCCGCAGAGCATCTTGAAGCGGCGTCAAATCCGCGAGCGGAGCCGACGGAAGTAGCCAAACATTCGCCTCAATGTCCGTCCGGTTCTGGACAGCCGCTTCGACGACAACCGTATCGTTTAACGGCCGTACGTCGTCGCTCGTGACGATCGTCCGAACCGCGTCAAGCATAACAGCATCGGGAATGCCGTCGTTTTCGCGGGATAGAATGGCGACGTGAATAATCGGCCAGAAATCCTCACGATAGACGGCAACGTCCCGGATACGAACGTCGGCACGTCTGGCCGCCGCTTTATACCAGTTCGCACCCCCCGCAGGTGAACGGGCTTGGATGGCGAGAATTGTCCGGCTGCGGAAAGCCTCGTCGTCTTCCCCTTCCAATTTCTCGACATCATAGAACGCCGCAAGGTGTTCAAGGTCCGCACCCGTTGCAAACGCCAAGAGGTTTGCCCGGGCTGCATCATTGACGCGAGCACGGACAAGGATTTCCCGGAATGCCGCAACTTGCAGCAACTTATTTGAAAGCGCGCTTTCCAGCGCGAGCGTAGGTTCGATTGCAGGAAACAAACGAATTAGCTCATCCTGCATGTCGGCAAGTATTTGCTCGAACTCAATCGGTTCGATCACGTCCGGCGACGGGTAACTTTCGAGATTGATTGTCATATCAAAACAAGCCCCCGGCCCACGGCCCCACTAATGGTTAAATGCTTCGGGCTGCCCGACGAGAAATTGCCGATCAGCGCGAGGGGGCGATAGTCGCCCTCAATACGAACTTGGAACTCGCCGCTCCGGTTTACGGAGAGCGGCGTAATCCTCGCGATCTTAAAGCGAGGCTCCCACTGGTCGATTGCTGACGTCACCGCCGCAAAGAACCGGACTATCGTTTCGGTTGTGAGATTTTCGCCCATCAATGGCGGGACGATCGAACCGTACCACTCACGCATGACGCGCTCACCGAAGAATGTGGATAGAAAATCACCGATGCATTGCTCGACATGCGCCCAACCTTCGATGACTTCCCCGGTTTGGCGATCGATATCGATGCCAAGGGCAGAGTTAAGCGACATGGCAATCCCTCCGGCTACTTTCCGGCCTTTCGCCGTTGCTTCTTCGGTTCTGGCCCGGTGTCAGGCGGCGCTAGCATGATCGAGCCGAGCGCAAGTTCGTAGGCAGCTTGGTCGTCGGAAAGTTCGAGCTTTCCGTTTTCTGGCCGTCGCTGCCCGGCAACCCATTCGCCCGCACGTTCGGTAACGAGGTAGTTTCTTTTCATCGGTGTTTCTCCTAGTTGGCCGGGCCGCTAGTTCTTGCCCCGCCTTTCTCAACCCCGCCGTGAATATGGTCGGAACCGATATTCTTTTCGTCGTGCTCGATCTTTCCGCCCGTGGTGTTCAAACCGTCGGCTGAAATTTTATGAGTGACGCCTCCGATGGAAAACGTTGCCCCGGATGCTTTGAACGAAACGGAAAAACCGCCGATTGTGAGCAACAGTTCGTCGCCGCGAAGTTCGATCCGCGCATCGCCGAACGTCAGTACGTTTTCGTTGCCCTTTTCGCTTGGCGACTTATTGCTGTTGCTCCACGTCATCGGGACGGCAAGCCCTTGCCGGAAATCGCCCGATCCGCTTAGGACAGTCATTTGCTGGCCGACCGTGGGCGGCGCGTGAACCTTCAAGCCGCCTGCAATTTGCGCATATGGGATGGGAGGCGAGAGCATCGGCTCTTTGTCGCTCCCGCCAAGGCGAACGCGAACCGTCCCGGATTTTGGATCAACTTCCGCGACCGGGCCTTGTTTGACCATGCCGTCGAAGCGCCGCTCTATTTCTGCGGTCCGTCGTAGCACTTCGACGAGGAGCTTATCCAATCTCATTGCGGCCCCTCCGGCCCGTCGACTTCGACGGCCGTTTGCTCGTCGACAGCAAAGCCGTCAGACGTTTCAACGGCGGCGAGAGGAATAATTTCGGCTATTCCAACGGGCTTGCTGCCGATGATATCCGTCTCGTCGTTCGCAAGGCCAAGCTGTCCGCGCGCGATTTCCCAAGGCAAATAATCACCGCCTGAAATCTCCGCTTCTATGATCTTGGCGAGCTTCGCTAAATCCGGGTCCGCTTTCATGGCGTCGAGCACCTTCACCCATACGCCGGAGGGCTTTTCGCCCGGCGTTGGCTCGTTAATATGGTCAATCACATAGATAAACTGGCGGGCGGCGTATCGGACGCCGTTTGCATCGTCCGCGCCTCGTCGGCTTGAAATTGAATGAACCTTAGTGACGAGGGTCCGCCAAATGTCGCCCCAAACGCCACCATCGGCCGATAAGGCTTTTGCGATCTGGTAGCCGATTATTCCGACAGTAGTTTCAAGACCAGCGTCGGTTGCCGGGATAGTTGCGACTTCCGTCGCTTCGCCGTCCGCAACATCGACCGAAGCCTTTTGCGTAACTGCCGTTTCGATCACTAGTTCAAGTTTATGGTCGCCCGCGCGCAGGTCGCGCCCCGTTATGTCGACGTTGTCGTCGTCGGTCGTGACGACAATAACGTTCCGCTCCTTGTCTTTGGCGACAAGATTGACCGGATTTATCTTGCTGTCGAAAACCAGTTCCTCGGCAAAGGTGCGCCCACGTAATGCGCGAACCGTGGCGATACGGATAACGAGGGCTACGAGGCTCATTTGTTTCTATCCAGTACAAGAGAGACGATAACGTCGCCACGGTCGGAACTTTCCGGCGCGCGGGATACTTCATAAGGCGGCTCATTTGGCCGCTCGATTAGGAGAATTTGATCGCCTTCGCGAAGCTCGTATTTCAACGCTTCATAGATCGAAGGATCGAACCATATGGCCGCCTCACGCTGTGAAAGTCGCGTTGAAGTGTTGATCTTCGTGCCGCGCCGCGAACCGTCAAAAGGTGCGGTTTCCGGCGTCAATGAGACGACGACGAAAACTTCAACAATTCGACGATCGGGATCGGGAGAAGGTTCGCTATAATCGCTTTGAATGCGAGGTGTGACCCGAACAAATTCCCCAAGCTCACGCTGCACCGCCCGTAAGGCGGTGCGCGCTGCGATGCTGTTGAGGCGCATTGCGGCTAGGTCCGCTTGCCCTTCAAGAGCACCTTCGGCCGCGTGCAGTATTGAAGCGCGTTCATCTGCGTATCAAGATTGCGACCTTTGCCATTCTGCATTTGCCACTGTCGGTTATAAAGGCGCTGGCCCATGTTGTTGACCGTATCCTCGTAATCCGCAGGCGCGTAGGCTGTTTTGAACAAGCCAGGCACCCCAACCGGGAACAGGTGACAGCTATCGGCGTCGATAAAGGTCGTAGAACCAACCGAGCCGCGATAGTTTTCCCAAACGATGCCGCCGAACTCAAAAATGCCGTAGCTTGAACGGTTCGGGCCGATATAACCGTCGCGCAGGATTTGCGCTTCAGACCAGCCTTTATAAGTTTCGCGAACTTCACGATGCGACAGAAGGTCATCGAAGAAGTTGTCCCCCACAAAAGCATGTATTCCAGTGAATGGGACACCGCCAAGACTGTCGGCCGATCGACGGACGACGGACGCACATTTCTTGCGAAGAATGCCTTCTCCCGGGTTCGCTGCATCGAGATCGAAATCGATTGCAGCCGACTGTTGAACACCGAATTCGGTAAACAGGTTCAATGTTGAACCGTCGGCATAAGTTACGATGCCCTGTACGGCCCCCATGCGCGCGAATTCTTCGGTCGCTGCCATACTGTTGACGTGCGTTACCTGTCGCTGCCCAACCTTCTGCATGACGGTCATCAAGGCGCGCTCTTGGCCGAAAGCGCGGACATTTTGCACTTCTTCGGCGTAAATTGCGTCGTTAATTTCGAAGTGTGGAATAATCAGCGAGCGAAGGTCGCGCTTTTCCTTGGCAATAGTCGTGCCCGGTCCACCGCGAGGAGTTGGCGGGACGATAACCAGAATATCGCCCTTCTTCTCGATGGCGATTGTGGTCGTATCGACGCTTTCGACCCCAAACAGACCCATTTCGCCGATGCGACCGGGTACAAATTTCAGTTCGTTGATGGCGTCGGTCAGGCTCGTCGTCGAAAACGCCGCGTCGTTAAAGATTTCCAACATTTAAGTTGTCTCCAAATTTTCGGAATGTGGTGCGTTGCTGCGGCGGGATGCGCTAGCGAACAATGATGCCGAGGGCGGCGAGAGTGGAAATTGCGGCGGCCTTTTTCTCCGCGACAATTTCGTCCGGCCAAGCGAGGCAATGAGTATTCACCTCGGCGTCACGGCGGAGCGCCGCAATCTTGACGGTTTCGCCCTCGCCAGTGAGGGCCGGATAGATTGCGATGGCGGCGGGCTTTTCACTCCCGTCGTCCCCGTCCGGATTGTAGGCAACTGCCTGATAATCCCCGGCCTCAACGCCGACGACCACCTCAAAGCGGTCACCTGCGGCAAATGCAGTGCCACCGGCCGCGATAGTGAACTTGACCTCCTTATTGAAGGCGGTGCCTACCGTGGCATTGCCGATGTTGACGCCTTTCGGGTCCTCGACTGCAAAGGCTGTGTCCGAAGTCGCGATCACGACATAGGTGCCATTCTTGGCCTTGGACGAAACTGGGGTGCTCGCCATAGTCAGAGTGCCGTTACCGGCATTTTCGGCGCCTGCGACAACCGTTGCGGTTACGTCGGTCGCCATCGCGAGAAACGCCAAGATCGTTCCCGCCTCAATGGCTTGTTCCGCAGCGACCGTCACGTTTTCGCGCGAGCGGTGGCCGTTGGCCTCGCTCAAGATAAATTCGCCCGCGTGGCGGGGTTCGATGAACACTTTCGACATTGTTCAATCTCCAATGAAAGCGATTTTGGAAGAAGTGGGAGGGCGCTTGAATGCGCCCCGCGATCACATGCGGGCGTTGAGCTTGCTTGTGACTTCACCCCACGCGGCTTTTGTCTTTTCCGCCTTGTTCGGCTGTTTGTCGGCCTTGGGGTCAAACACTACGAGACCACCGACGGCTTCATGCGAACGCTGCCCTTCGATATCGGCGTCGTTGTCGGGTTCTGGTTTGGAGGCTTCCAACCCGGACAGCACGCCTTTTGCCGTTTCCGCCGAAAGGTCCGTCGTAAATGCGAGGTGCATTGCCGAGGTTTCGCGACCCTTGGCTTCCGGCAGGTTGAGAATGGCCTGAATGCGGGTGCGCTCGGCGGTCGCTCCCGCCTTTTCTCCGGCCGTCTGCCCCTCGGTCCGGGCGGCTGCTACGGCGGCATCGTGATCCGCGCGAGCGATCATTGGTTCATTCATGGTATTGCTCCTGAATTTGGAGGTTGTGGAGGGGGATCGCCCGTCCAGTTCTTTGATGACCGCCTCGAAATTGCCGATGCGATCCGCCATTCCGGCCGCAACTGCGGCCGATCCGATAAGCACGTCGCCGCCGCCAAACTTGGCAATGACGTCGTCGGGCTTGACGCCTCGGCCATCTGCGACCGTGGCGATGAAGACTTCGGCGAGCGCATCAATCGTGCGCTGAATGCGCGCTCGCCCTTCATCTGTTGAAAGGTCCGTTCGCTTCCCGGGGGATTGCGAAGAAATGAACTCGATCCGTCCGGCCTCGGCGTCCTTTTTGCTGGTATCCTGCAAGGCTGCGCGAACACCAATCGAGCCGAGCAAAGCAGTGTCGGCGATCACGACTTCCGTTGATTGGGACGCGAGCCAATAGCCAGCCGATGCCGCAGCTCCGCCGACATAAGCGACAATCGGCTTGGTCGCCTTTCCTGCGCGAACGGCCTTGGCTAGCTCGTCGACATTTGTCACCGAACCGCCGGGCGTGTCGTAGGACATGACGATCGCCCGGATCGACGGGTCGTCGAGCGACGCTTGAAGATCACGCCGCAAGACGTCGTAGGAGGTCGCGCCGGATATGGCCGTAAAAAGGTTTGCCCGACTGACAAGTGGGCCTCGAACATCAAGAATTGCGACCGAGCCACGTCGGGTCAGGCGCTCGGCAGTGGGGACATGCTCGGCGCGATAGGCTTCAAGAGCGTCTATCGAGACGTCATTTTCGCGGGCGGCAACGGAGAGGACGAGTTCCAGCCCTTCGGCTGTGATCGCCCATGGCTCCGCAAGCGCCGCCCGGAGGGCGCGCGTTGCTGGCATGATGGTTTTTCCTTTGGATTTAACGGCGACGAGAGCCGCCGACGATTGCGAAACGACGGTTCAAAGGTCGGAGGCCGTTAAGCTCGCGGCATTCATCCTCCGCCCTTTGCATTTCTTGCCGCAGCATCGCGAGGTTGCCTTGCAGAACAGAAGTTTGAACCTCCTGTTCGTTATCTCCGTGTCGGAAACGCACCCGTTGGGCGGTGCCTCCGGCAAGCCTGTCGAAATAGGCTTGCCGAAGTGCTTTTGCTCTCGCGCAAGGATCATCCCAATCAATGGCGACAGGTCCGATTTTTTCGACCATTATTTTTCGTCCTCAGTTACGAGTTTGTCGCCGACCGGGTCAGGAATGTTAGGTCCCACTTCTGGGAGGCCAAGTTTTTCCCGCTTTTTCCGTTCTCGTGCACGTTGATCGTAAACGTCTTCCCAATCCGCACCCATGTCGTTGCAGATCATTTCATCGCTTACGACGCCAAGCCGCTGGTAAATCTCATGCGCCTTGGCCGATTTGAGGTCGTCAGCTTGTGGCTTGGGCGGCCCTCGCCAATCTGCGGAACATGCTTCGGCGCGTTGTGCGCGAAATGCGCGCGGTCCACCGGGGAAGGGGATTGTTCCGCGTTCAATTTCTTCCTCAAGCCATGCCTCATAGACATGCTGAAGGAAGCGCCCGCAGATATTGGCCCGACGCCAAAGCGTGATGGGCCATTTTTCTGCCGTAGACATACGGACTGACGAATAAGTCGCTCCGGTGTAGTCACCCGTGAGGGTTTCCACGGTCATGCCGAGGCAGGCCGCGATTTCCCGTAGGAGAAACTTAGTGAAAGCCTCGTAGGTGTCGTTCGGGTGCTCCGAACGGTTCATTTTGAGACTTTCACCCGGGAACAGGTGGGCAATACGGCCGCCGACCCCGAGATCAATTTTCGTCTGATTGTACCAAGCTTGTTTGAAACCGAACAATGTTTCGGCCGGACTGCTATCAGATGCGGCTTGCTCCGTCGGGTCTTGCAAGGCCTGCAAGAGTGCTTCGGTTGGAGCCTCGCTCTCGACAGTCGCGGCAAAAAGAGACTGGATCAGCGACGCGGTGAGCGTGGCGTCTGCAAGCTGGTCATACTGCCGAAGCACGCGCAGGATAGGGGCGAACGGCGTTATGCCGCGAGTTTGCCCCGGTGCGCCTTGGAAAATATGGAAAACCTGCGGTCGCCCCGCTCCATCGCGCGCCGCAATGTCGACGGTGTGTCGGAAAACTCCATCGCGCATGAAGCGGTATGAGAGTGGAAAACCGAAGTCATCCATTCGGACGCCTTGGTAAACCCGGGACAATGGTTCCGTATCCTGCACAAGGCGATGCGGGAGCACCAATTGAACCTTGGTTCTTGACTGTGAAACGCTGCGACGGATGGACGGGAGCAAGCCCGTTACCTCGCCATAGGCGTACCACGTCTTAAGCTCCATAGCAGTTTGTTCGCCCATCGTGTGCTTGCCTGCGGCATCGCATTCTAGCGGGTTCTCGCTCCACAAAATCCAGCGGCGTTCGACGATACTCGTCCAGTCGTTGGCTTGCTTTTCATCCCAACCGAGCGCGATGCGATCGGGCCGAGGCGACAGTCGTAGCCCCGTTCCGATCGTGCTTGCGACGGCCTGCTCAATCGCTCCGGCAATCCAGCCGGAGTTATGAAGGGCATCAATCGCGCGGGCGGCCGCCTCGATGTAGGATTTCGCGACGTCGTCCCGAGCATCCCGAAGTGCAGGACGCCAAGCGAACAATGCCGCAGCGCCACCACTCCCCGGGGAGCGAAAATATTCCGCCGAATGCTGTGGTGACGTCTGCGGAACAGCACCCATAATGGTCCCGTCCGTGCCGACGCGAATGCGCGGTTTCGTTTGTGCGTTCATCATCACAACCCGTTAAATCGAGCCGCGATTGAAGCGATGCGGTCGAACTTCGACCCTTTCGTTTCCTGCGGCTGTCCATTTGCATCGGGAACCGCGATTTGCGGTTCCGCTCGATCGTCGTCGTCACGTCGTCGAGCATTCGGGCCGAGGCGGTGCGCATTGAGTTGGTAACCGGCGGCGGCGGCCAATGCCTCGCAGTCAAGCAAGTGGTTTTCGCGTGATCGCTGCACCCAAACCGGCGTGCCGGAGGGCGAAGTTGTGCGAGCTTCACTTACAATTTGCTGGCAATAGTCGTCCGTGGTTTTGGAGTGGAGATACCACGCACCAAGTGCGGGCCTGCCGTCCTCGGTTAAATGAGGATAGCGGAGCCGCTCATGCACCCAACTTTTCCAATGGTCCGTATCGAGGAGGTGCAGCGTCAGACCATACTTGGCCGACTTGCCGTCCGGTTTGACCTCGATTTTCGACTGAATGATCGGCTTTGACTGTGTGCGTCGTCCCTTTGTCGGGAAGACGAAGCGCGGAAACCGCCTTGCAAACTCATAGACGCGATGCTCCGGCACGGCGAATTTCTTGCCGGGCCGGAAGCCGCTGTCGACGAATGCGAGCCTTATCGGCAGGCCGTCGATCGGCTGCGTTAGGAGTTCGGCAAGATCGTCCCAAACGTCTTGCTGTGAAGTTTCGCCCCAAAGGTCGCCGCTATCGACAAGCCAAGAGGTCGCGCGCGGCCCCCATGCTCGAATAACGAACGGAAGGCGGTTTTTCTGGACGTCGACACCGGCCGTCAAGAAAATGGTTTGATCCGGCAATGTCCGGGGAAGATACGGGGCCTTGAGCCTCGCAACCTCTTCCCATTCTGGCACATCGCCGCCGCCCGGTGTGAACACCTCGCCGAAACCCGCGTTAACTGCGGTCTGAACTTTGGAACTATCGCCCGAGGCGAGCGCCTTCAAATATGCTTCGGCGCGCTCCCCGAAGGAAACGAACGGCGACGCAAGACCAGAAACCCAAAACGAAAGCGTTGTCGTGTCGGGCGGATCGCCGAAAACGTTGCCATCCTCGTCAACCGTCTGGCCCGGCGCGACAAACACGCCGGTCGCGTTCATTTCGGCCTTGTCGCTTTCTTCGATCACGCATCCGTTGCGCGGACATTCGAGAAACGCTTCGCGGCGAGCTTGCGCCGGGGTCGCCGTCTTCGGCCACGACAGGCATTTGAAACGCGGAACGAACCATTCCCGGCAGTGAGGGCAACGCCAAGACCAATGATGGCGCGTGCCCTCTTGCCAAAGGTTCCAGATTGGCGACGCTACGTCATCCGGCGGCGCGACCTTCCAGAATTCAAGGCCGCTTTCCTTGTCCATTTCCGTTTCAACCATTCCTTGGGAGGGCGTGGACGTGATGCCGGTCATGAAATCGGCGTAGGTTATACCGCGAGCTTCGACGAGGCCGAGCGGGTCGCCCTGGCCTTTGACGTTCTTGAGCATTTCGTCGTACTCGTCGACGAGAGCCAGACCGGCAGGATCGGACTTCAGGGCGGTTGATGAACCGGCATGCGCGAGACGGACAGTCACGCCCGCGACCCGCTTCAAGGTTTTCTTCATCCGCTTGCCGCGCGACAGTTTCGCCTTGAGCTTTGGGGCTTCATCGAAAAGGCCCATCAACCGCGGTTCAAACTGGTCCGTCAGAAACTCTTTGCTCGGCCCGACGTAAAGGATCGGCACCGGCCGCGTGTCGCAGCGGTAGCCGATGACGTCGAGAATGCTTTCCGTCTTTCCACTCTGCGCGCCCGTCACGAGGACGTTGCGCGTATAGCGATGGTCGTCAAAACCTCGCGTGAACGGCACGGCATAAGGCGTAAGGAATGGGTCGCGCTCACCCGGCTTGCCGGACGTGGGAGGATAGACCCGGTTTTCAGCGCCCCATTTGTCAGGCGTCGTCTTCTCTGTCGGTTCCCAAAGGATCGCGGCCAGATCGTAGAGCTTCGCTTGCCTCCCGGAACTTGTTTTGTGATCGAGCAAACGCGCCATTTAGACCCTTCTCAATCTCATCCCGGAGCTTCACGTCACGCGTCACCGACGCGGGAAGCCCTGCCAGTTCGGCCCGGAGCGTTGCTAAAATGCTGGATGAAACGGCCTCGACGTCGTCCATTTCGACGAGACGGCCTTCCTCTTTGGCGATACGGAGTTCGACTTCGCGCTGTCGCGCTGCTTTCAAGCCGTTGTCCGCTGCCGATTTTGTCGAGCGCCGCTCCTCGTCTTTGAGAGAGCGGACGTAGCCTTGCACGACGGCGACTAAAGGATACTTGCCCCTCGTAGCCTCGGGGCCGAAGCCATTCGCCGCAAGCTGGCGGAGCCATTGTGTCGTTACGCCGAGTAGGGCGGCGGCTCCGCTTGCAGAAATCAAATCGCTGTCAGACAGGGCAAGCACGCGAGAAGCGGAAGACGCCTTTTTCGCCATTGCGAAAGTTCCTTCAATTGCAAAGCAAACCTCGATTTTCGAAAATTGAAAAACGCTCAAATTCGGGGCTGCGGCGGCACCGCATGCCTTGGCCTTGGGGTACGGTCCCTAAAGGGGTGGGGGTGCCTCGCCTCGGAGGCGGTCACCCACGCGCGTCGTGACCCTGCCGATACCGATTTGACCATCGCGCAAGAACGCGCTTCTACGGTCAAATTTGAGGCTTTCGTCTGGTCGGGGTCAGGAGAGCTTAAAGAGGCGCATGAGTTCATGCTCGACGCGGGTCATGACGAACCCACTGACCATGCGCCACTTCTCGGCTGTCGGGTCTTTGACGACCTCGCGGGCAATGTTGGGACCGAACAGCGGTTCGAGTGGTCCACGCCCTTTGCCTTCACGCTTGAACACCCTGCCGTCATATGCGGGGACGATGAAGGTCGACTTGAAAACTCGGCGCTTTTTCCATGGGGCAGCGCTCACACCTTTCTTGCCTTGTCGGGCATTGAACAGGTTGAGGTTTGTCTCCCCGCCTTCCGCTTCCAATTTGTATTCGAGCTTGTTCGGGTGCGCTCGAATGGTTTTGACGGCCTTGTTAATCAGGCCGTACTTGATCCCGGTTTGAGCGACCAGCGAACGCTTGACTTGCGTGCGGGCTTGGTCACCACCGCGATTGAGTGCTCGGGCGAATACACGTTTTGCATCACGTTCGCCGATTGCTTCCAGCGCCTTGCCGTATCGTTTGAATACGCCGTCCGTGGTGATGACGATGCTTGCCATGATTTCACCCGATCAGAACCCGACATGAAAAAACGCGCGGTGCCGATAGGCATCTCGCGCGCTCGCATGCGGATTTAAAAATTAAAGATTTTAGATTTTAACGATGGATAAGAATAACAATACTAGATCGCTCGTCTCTCCGGGAGACTTGTCGTCTCCCGTCGCCTCGCTCTCGTCAGTGCTCTACGATCCGCGTGCGACCCCATCGTCTTAACGCGAGAGAAAGAGCGATTTTGTCTCACTCGTCAAGAAGATATTTTCGCACTTCATGCGTCCGGACACGTAGCCGGACATAACAAATTGTACCTAAGTGTTTGTTCGCGTAGCCGTTTTCCCGTCTGCCGGACATGCGAAAATATTTTTGTCCGGTCCGCATGTCCGGTGGCTTTTGAGAAGGATTGAACCGGACATTAGTTTAAGCCTGTGAATTCTCGATCTTTTTAAGCTTGGCGGACAAGCCTTTGTCCGCTTAATAGTGCGCTTTTGTCCGGCTGCTGGCTATTTCTGTCCGGCAAGCGCCTCTGAATGTCCGGCAAGTGCTGCTTATCTTGTCCGTTGCTCGGTGGGGCGATATGGGGGTGATTTGGCCCCTTGATTTGGGTCGAGAAGGTGGCGGAATGGCGCAGGTTAGACGCCTTCTATTGAGGTGAATACTCCGCCCCGGTGGTTATAATGGACATGTCAACAAAGGAGACATCATGCCTAAATCAGCATTAGACCACGTCATCGACGAATACATTAATGAGCGCAAATCCTCACGAAAGACGGGCGAGTTATATCAAAAACTCCACGGCGATAAGCCACTCACGGCCAATCAGATCGAGGACGCTCACAAGCATATTAATGAGTTGTCGAACTGTGAACTTATTGAATTGCTCGACAAGGCTGGCTTGCTTGTGCGCAAAGACGACTAGGGCGGTCATTGAGTAGACCGGGGCAAGGGGGCGCTGTTTCAGCGCCCTTTTTATTTGCGTAAAAAGTGCGAAAAAATCTAACTTTGCTATTGCGTAGTTAGATAAAATCTGTCAAATCATAATCACAAACAGCGATTTTATAGCCAAGCCAGTTAGAGGATATGCAAGTGAAAATCAGCGCCGACGGACGCTTTTTGATCGTGAACGGTAAGCGAGCAGGTATCACCATTTGCAAGGGGCCATGGGTTGCAGGGGTTCCAGCGAGCCTGATCAAGCTGCGTCCACGCGGCAAATCCCATTTTCCAGAAAGCATCACTCAGGCGCTCAAAGTCGAGAACAATAGCGACATGCGCGAAGACTACTTCGAGGCGGACAGCATTCGGCTAATGCCCGGCCATCCTCTTTATGAGGCCGCCCGCAACGCATGAGCCTTTCAGTTTCCCGCTTCTTTCCCTCCAGTCAGGGGCGGGGTTCTCAAATGCTTGATCGCAACAAACGAGTTGGGAGGCACCCGAAATGAGAAATCCATACAAGCGCAACAACGGCTGGAAATGGGACATTGACGTCTACAACTTCGGCAACTGCGTTTGCTTCCGCATCTGGCGAACAGACAACTATTTCGGAAACGATGTTGGTCTTTTCAGTCAGCCCACTTTGGGAATGTGAAGCCTTCCGGTTTCCGCCTCGCGGGGCGGTTTCCCGAATGCTTAACCACCACATGAGGCATCACCATGCAAATTTTTGAAGTAGAGTTGCCGGGGGCAATACAGCGCCGAGAAGCGCTTAAGCGCCCGCTGCCGGAAGCCCAAATCGCAACGCTCCGCGAGGCGAGCGCCGCTTATCAAGAACGCTGCAAGTTCAAACCCGGCGATATCGTCACCCCGAAACCAACTTCGATCTATGACCACAAAGGCATTCCGCATGTGGTGCTTGAAGTCGCTCCGGTTGCGATCCGGAACTTTGAGCCGGGGAATTGCTACGCTCATTCCTTCGGTACTCGCCTTGATATTCGCGTCGGCGTCCTAATGGGCGGCGAGGTGGTCGCCTTCTGGCAAGAAAGCTGGCAGCACCAACTTTACACGTCAGCCGAATAGCGGCCCGGCAACTCTAATTCCTTTTGCTTCCTGTCGATCGAGCGCGCGTTTCAGCGCCACGGCGAAGCTATGTCTAATCGGAGCTTGGCATCATGTGCGAACTCGCAATTACAGCCATTGAACATTTCAGGGCCAAAGGCCCGACGATCCGGCGCGTTTATAACCTGCCGCTCGACCTCCATGCCCGCTTGCTCAACTACATGGCAGCAACGGGCATTGATACAGAAGTCGAAGCCGTCCGCCGTCTTTTATCCGACGAGCTCAACAACCACGAAACACCCGATCAAGCCTTTTCCCGGCTGGCCTTGTTGCACGCCGACGAGGCGGCAATCGCGGCTTGCGGCCATCCGCATGTCGAGGGCTTTCGCTGGTCCGATAACCGGGACGAGTTTGCAATCTTCCTGCGCAACGGCCGAGTTCTTCAATACATCGACGGATTTGCCCGCATCGACAATCTGCCAGTGAGGGCAGTCCTATGACGACGGGCAAGACAACGCCGGGGCCATGGTCCCAAGGCAAACTTCTGTCCACTGCCACAACACGACGTTGGACGAAGGAAGTGCGTGACGAAGTGCAGACTTCTGAAAAGGTTAGCGTCTTCTCGAATTTCAGGGAGGCCGACGAGGGCCGGGGCCGCAAACTGGTAGCGGTGTTTCAACGGCCGGAAGATGCGGCGCTCGGCGCGGCCGCTCCCGAATTGCTCGATGCTGTGCTCGTCGCACTGCCTTATGTCGAGGACGCGCTCGACAGTCCGATTTTCAAGAAAGGCATCGTGAAAAAGGCCGTCGCGCAGTTGCGCGCGGCTATCGAGAAAGCGGAGGGCAAGAACGTTGCTTAAGCTTTCAAAAAAGAAAGTCGCAGAGCTTCGCTCAATGGACCCGGCCGACATGGAGGCCGAGATTGCCCGTCTTTGCGAAGCGGAAAAAGAACGCAAACGGGCATGGCGTTTGGCGAATAAAGAGAAGGCGGCGGCAATGGCCCGCCGATGGCGGAAGGAAAACCCAAAGACGGCGCGGGCCGCGTGGAAACGGGCGCGTGAGGCTATTAAAGCAGACCCGGAACGCCGCGCCCGTTACGCCAAGGCCCGTCAAGAGTGGCTAAAGCGTGGCGGACAAAAGAGCTACCCAAAGCAGAGAGAGCGAGAACGGCTATACGATGCTGATCGCTATCAACGGGTCAAAACGAAGAGGCTTGCGCAAAACAAGCCGGGCGAATTGCGGAAGCTTATACAGCAACGCTTGCCGGGTTACCTCATTCCAGCGGCCCGGATGGACGTCATTAACTCGGTGATGGAACTCGCACTTGCCAAACGCGTGAGGCACGACCGACTTGCCGATTGTGTCAAGTCGTGCGTCACCGCCTACAACCGCCAATTCGATCATTTCAAGAACGTCTCTATCGACGCCCCGATTGCCGGGACGGACGGCCTCACGCGCGCCGACTTGCTTGATAGCGAAACGTTCCATTTTTAGGAGAAACCCAATGAAGGACAATGAAACCGGAATTTGGTCGATGGACGTCGGTGAAAGAAGCATTTTGCTTTACTCAACCCGTCAAGACGGATGGCGAAAGGGGCAGCCTGTTCTAGTCAATGACGTGACAATTCGTATCGAACGCGGCCAAGGTTCTTCGACTGATATCGAAGCCGTCGCGGCCAATGTTCTCCGGGCGATCAGTGGTCGCCATCCGTCAATCAAAATCGAACTGAAACGAACGGCCAGCGATACGCCGGTCCCTTCTCACGGTGGCCCTGCGGTTTCCGTCACGTGGGAACTTCTCCTTAATGGCGTCGTGATCCAGCAAAGTTACGACCGCTATCACTGGTCTGATCGCGAAAAGGCAGGGCTGAAAGCGCCTGCCAGCATGCAAAAACGTCTAGTCGATCTGCAAGCCGCGATTGACGGCACAAGCTCGGAAAGTGAGGGCGACAATGAATAGAACCGAACGCCTTTTGAAGCTCATTCGCGCCGTTGAGGACGGCCGCCGTCATACCTCAGACAGCCTTGCGGCACTTCTGCAGGTGACACCCCGCACAATCTACCGGGATATTGCCTTTCTCCGTCGTCAGGGTTGGAGCATCCCGGGCGGTGCTGGCTTTGGTTACGTGTTCAACGGCCGCACGAAAGTGAAGGGCTATCGCGCTCCTATCAGACAGCCGGAGGCAAGGATATGAAATCCAGTTGCGAAACAGTGGCAACCGAAATTGCGCTCGATCCGAATGGAATAATCGCCGCCGTGCGCGAGTGCGCCCGCATGACAGCGCCGGACTTAACAGACAGCGAATTCGACGCCTTACGGGTCAAACTTGATCCGCTGTTCATCAATACCAAGCACCAAATGGAGCGCGCAATTCGAGCATACCTGTCGGCGGCAAAATTCACCGCTTCGCGCAAACAGGTACTCGAAGATGTGGCTCGCTGGCATGACGCCGAAGCGGAACGAAAACGCACAGTCGCCGTTAGGAACAAGCGTCTAGAAGCACAAATTGCAACGCACGAAGTCAGTGCCGCCCGTTTCCGAGTGCTCGCAGCCGCGCCGGAGCCAGCCTATTCTTGCCCGCCGGTAATGGTTTTATATACGAACTATCGCGGGGAAACTTCGGAGCGAACAATTACGCCTATCCGGCCTTGGTTTGGTTCGACAGAATGGCACCCGGAACCGCAATGGCTCTTGCGGGCCTACGATCACAACAAGGGCGCGGAACGTGATTTCGCTCTCAAGGATTTCGGCAGACAGGGGCCATCCGTAGCGCGTGCGCTGTCGTTGGAGGATTGGCAGCTTGATCAACTCCTCACCGGCGTCAAATCGCAGGTCAATCATAACGGATGGGAAGAGCCTTACGTCCGCAATCGGCTTCGATTTGAGTTAGAGCGCATCTTGTCGGCTCCGGCCCCCTCTGCCCCAGCTTCGGAAGGCGCGGAATGAGCAACCTTGCCGAAGCCAACAAGGCACTCAATCGGATGCGTCGGGCGCACGAGAGAAATACCGGGTGCCGCTTAACACCGCAAATGATCGCCGGTCTATCCATCACAACAATCGGACAAATGTGGGCGGAAGACGATCCCACCGAACAATCAGGAGGCGAGCAATGTCTCAAATAGAAATCGCCTTCGAGGCTTTGCGTCGAGCAAATTCTCGGGAAATAGTCGGCGCGGGCGCGGCGTTCATTATCGATGCTTTAGAGGATGCGGAACGCGCCATTGCCGAAGCGAAGAAAGCTATGCTTCCATCAGGAGACGACCGCCGCGCGTCTATAGACGAGGGGCAGACGCTTGACAGACTTATGAGCGACGCCGTCAAGGCGTGCAAGGCCCTGACGCCAGAGCAACAACTCGATTTGATGGAACAGCAGCGGAAATCCTTCGCAGACAACAACGTTGCTCTTTCCCGCCTCGCGCCTGCCGCTACAGATACGGGACTGGAGACGGTGGCTTGGGAAAAAATGGATAACATGCGCGATCCAAACGACAAGCTTGTCTATGAGGTAAAATTCCCGCGCAATGGGGACAAGCGGCTAGTCTACAAATCGCAGGCTGACAAGCTGTTGGCGGAACGGGACATAATCATACGTTCCCATCTGGCTACAATTGCCAGCTTCGAAACAAAGCTGGCCGCATCGGAGGAGGCCCGAGCCGCTTTGTCGGACGAGATAGAACAGGGGAATTGAACCCGGTCTAAATTCGAACTAGCCTCTCTCCCGACTTTTAAGCGGGAGAGGGCATATGAAGAAATCCGAAAAGCTTGCGATTACGGCCGGGATTTTTGGGGCGATTGTGTGCGTCGGGCTGAATTACTGGCTCGGGTCCGAAGTCTGGCCTTGGTACGTTCACGCGGTTTTATGGGGGATTTCGGCGCTTTCCGCTTATAAAGCGCTTGTCGGGTTCGCCGTCGCCGACCGCCTGATCGATAATTGAACAGCGGGGAAAACCTGCGCTATTCCGCCGCTTGTTTCGTTTCGTGAACTCGCCGCACATTGACGACTGCCAAATTTTGTTCTCATGATGTTCTCATGCAGATTGAGACATTAGGAGACGCCTACGCGCACAGCGTCCGCATTAGACTGCGGTGCGCGTGGGGCAAAAGAGACGCAATGAAGTCGGTTCGCGAATGCTTGTTTAGCGCGGAACTTGACGTTCAAACGCTCGTCTGTACGCGCGGCCGGGACATGCCGCTCACTTTTCTGCAAGAGCGCATGAAGTGCCCGTCCTGCGGGTCGAGGCGGGTTCGGCTCATGTTTGATTTTCCGAGTAATTCGGGTGCAGGGGCGGTTGCCGCTCCACTTCCGAAGTCGGCGAGGGGATACTAATCGGGGGTAATTATGATTGAGGTTCTTCTTGCGGCGGCCATCATGACCAGCGCACCGCAGGCATTGGACGGCGACACATTCGTCATTGACGGCGAGCATGTCCGCATTGCGAATATCGATGCACCGGAAACCCGCAACGCGAAATGTGATGCCGAGCGACGCCTCGGGCGCGTCGCCAAGCGTCGGTTGCAGGAATTGCTTGCATCACCGGGTTTTGAAATGGAACGGGGCGACCCGAAGTCCGGCCGCAACAAGGATCGCTACGGCCGCACACTGGCGACGGCCTACGTCGAAGGCGTTGACGTCGGGTCGATCTTAATAGAGGAAGAACTTGCCCGCCCGTGGCGTGGCAAACGTGAACCGTGGTGCGTAAAATGAATTTGTTAATTGATTTAATCACGTTCGAAAGAGAGAGCGCACAAAACCCATTTGAAGAAGCACGAGCTTTAGGCATCAAATGGGCCTCGTCCGAACAGCAGCTTATAGCGGAACAAATCAAGCTGACGGGCTGAACATTGCCAGACGGTCTAACGGAAGCCAATTTCCCAAACTGGCTTAGACGTGGCAGGTGAGGCTATTCGTTCGGGTCTTTTCCCTGAATGCCGACGAACAATCCCCGCGAAACATCGTTGATCGCTCGGGCGGCCTCTACGGCCGTCCAACCAGCCTTTTCCGCTTGTTCGATGATATCGACAACAGCCCCCGCGACAGCTTCCTGACAATCGATGTTGCGGTCAGAATATTTACCCTCATGTTTTGGACCGGGCACGGAATTCAAATGAAATGGCATATCGACGGCTCCCTCATTGAAGATGGAAGGTAGGGCGTCGAAATTAGCCGTCCAGTAGGCCGCCCGTCTCGATGGGCTGCATAGTGTCTTCGCCCTGATAGCGGCTCGAATTGACGTTCGTGGAAACGCGCCAAGCCTGCAAGTTGTCGTCATTCGCAGGCTTCAATAGATCGACGCGCGGCTCGGCGAGCCAAGCGCGCCAGTCGCTTTCCTGCAAAATGACGGGCATGCGGGTATGGATTTTCTGCATGAAAGGGTTCGCATCGCAGGTGATAATTGTGCAGCTTGTCACCTCCTCGCCGGTTTCGCGATCCTTCCAACGGTCATACAATCCTGCGAACGTCAACGGACGCCCGTCTTTGGCCGAAATAAACCACGGTAAGCGCGCCTCTTTCGGCCCCGACCATTCGAAAAAGCCCGTTGCAGGTATCAAACAGCGCGTGCTTTTCAGGGCCGTCCGAAACATCGGCTTGCTTGCGATATCTTCCGACCTCGCATTGAACGTTGTCGGGACGCTTTTCAAATCCTTCGACCACCAAGACGGCACAAGCCACCATCGCATTTCTGAATAGGCCAGGTGTTCGCCTTCCTGCGTGATAACGCCGACTTGCGTCGTCGGGGCGATGTTATATCGAGGCTGGATATTCCGGGGCGTGGTCGCCGTTAGGTTATACATCGCATAGATTTCGGCCCACGTGTAAGTTTGCGTGAAGCGTCCGCACATGCCGCTTTCTCCTCCTCTATGCGCCTTGGATTTCGATAAGCGCCTTTGCCCGGATAACGGACGGGTGCATGCTGCCATGTCGTTCGGCCATATCCAGCAAATCCCGGATTATGCCGGATAGCTCTTGGTATTCGACGACGCGGAAACCAGCGTCTTCAAGATCATTGATAACCTTGCTTGCGAGAGTGTGCGGCGCGAGTGAAAGGCCCTCAAGGGCTTTGACAACCACCTCGCGCGAATTGCCGGGCATAATCATGTTCAATCTCCCCGAAGCCCAAGCTTGCCCGCGATCGTCTTGAAGTGAGCGCGGGTAAGCGCTTCCGCTGTGTCCTGATCGACATGAAAGGCAATCGGCTTTTCGCGATCCTCGTCGTCGAGGTCGTAAACGGAAAACGCTTCGCCTCTCTCTTTCTCGACGTCGTACGGCGCTTCCACGCCGTTGTGCTCCATGCACCATTCACCATTACGGCGCTGACGGATTTTCATGGCAATCTCACCTCAAACGAGTTCGTCGATCGTAACCTTAAGCGCTTCCGCGATTTTCTTCATCGCGTCGAGAGAGCCTTCGCGGACACCCTTTTCAATCTGCGACAAGTAGGCGGCGCTGATACCGGCGGTTTCTGCGAGTGCCTTTGCGCTCATGCCGCGATAGTCACGCCAAACCTTGATTTTGTTCTCGCCGTCAATCATGCGGTTGACGAACTCGGCCGGGATCAATTCTTCTTCGCCAGCAGCCAACTTTTCGCGGAAAGTGCGGGCGGCTGCAATGTCTTCGCGATCCTCGAAAGCCTCAAGCAGCTTATCGTAATCGGCCTTGGGGAGAACTGCCATTTCCTCCCCCTGCGGCGTCTTGATGATTTGAACGTTCATTTCCGTTCTCCTTATTCGTATGCGCCGCCACGCGGCGCGATCTTAATTACTTCGAGAATGCGCCCGTCTTCTGTGAAGATAACGCGCCAGTCGCCAACCCGCAGGCGAAGCAATCCTTCGCCGCCCTTGAGCGCCTTGACGTTATTCGCAAGGCTTGCCGGATCGGCTGCATACTGTTCAATCTTCGACCGGATCAGCTTCGCCGTGTTGGCTGGCATCTTGATCAAGGTCTTAGTTGCTTCGCGGGAGTAAGTGATCTGTTTCATGAGTTGAAGTTAGCAATATGCTAATCGAAATGCAATATAAAAATTAGCTAATAGCAAATAAAATGAAAGCCCCGACTTAGCGGGGCTTTCTCAGTATGGCTCAAATCCGAAAGATCGAGAAGGGGGCAATAAACGAGGTCAGGAGCGATTGACTAATTTCCAGCCTCCGGCAAATCTCCCGCTGACTAACCCCCGCGCGATGCATCCCTATCGCGGCCGCCTTGGCATATGGCCGCTTCTGAAACACGCGAACCGGGCAGGCCGATTTACGGGCGCGACGAATGAAGATTAGATTTGGCTGTGTCATCGGCGCGGAACCTCAATCTCGTCGCGGTCCAATCCTTGGGAAATGGTGGAGAGAGCCTTGTCGCGGAGCCTGTAGGCGGTGGCACGTGACCAGCCCTTGTCATCGACGGCGTTCCCGAAGCGGTATCGCGTGCACTTGCACCGCAACCAAAGTTGAAGCACGCGGGCGGCACCGTCGTTTCCCTTGAGGTAAATCGTTGGCCAATGGATCGCCTTTTCGAGAAGCGAAACGCGGGCAGGTGAAAGCATCCACTTGCGGGAAGGGATGACATTCTCCGGGTCGAGCTTCTCAAGAATGCCGTTTCGGTCGTCGGCAGGGCCGGTGCGCCCGGCGCTGGCGATTGACCACTTGGCGGCATCGACAAGAACTTCCCCGACAAGTTTCGGGGTCCAAACATCATCATAGTGTCTCAATCTATCCCCCATAGCCCGGCCGCCTCGTTGACAGCCGCCATGTTGACGTTGCTTGGTTCTGCGGGTGTGATCGGCTGGCGTGTGTCTTCCTGCCTATGGAAGCGACGCTTTGCCTTCGGAGTTAGCCAGACGTGCGGGCTATCGCGGGCGATAAGCCCCTTGTGGAATAGCCGCTCGCCACGACGTCCGAGTTCCTTCCGGCGAGCATCAAGCTTCCGCTGACGTGTCTTCTCGTCGTCGTTCTTTTCGGCCGCATACTCGAAATCGAGTTTGTCGAAAGCTTCGATAACCTTTTGCCAATGGACAATGCGCACGTCGCCGGGCAGCCCCATTGAGTGCGGCGCATCTGTGCCGTGTTCGGTTAGTGCGTTCTGGATCGCGGTCAGGAGAACATTTTCCTTGTCGGATATGTTCGGTCGCTTCTCCGGTGCCTCGTCTGAGCCTTCGCCCTTTGGCGTGACGACGACGCAAGACGTAATAGGATCGCCGTCCTCGTCTTTGCCAATCTTGACCTGCGAAAGAGCAAATCGGAACGTGATCCCGTCTTCGCCTTCCTTGTTCTTCTGCAAGAACACTTCGCGGATTTGCCGCCCATCTTCGTCGTGCAACCCATCGGCCAAACGGACAATGAGAGCGTTTTCGAGATTGGCAATAAGCGAGGAGTGACCGCGAACCTTTGTGCCGTCCGCGTTCATGTGGTGCACAAACAGGACGTGGCAGTTCAAGGCTTCCGAGATGCGGCGACCGCGTTCCAACACCGAACCGACGTCTTTGCCGTCGTTCTCATTTGCGCCGACCGTTGCAGTCGCCCAAGTGTCGATAACGACCAGCTCAAGCGGTGCATCGAAGGTTGACGCCCAATACTTGGCTTCTTCGATGAACTCGTTTGTCTGGTCGTCGTTCTGGTACAGGTTGAGCCGGGCGGGCATGAATACGAACGGCAGATTGTCCGAAGCAACAAGGCCGTGCCATTGGCGATATGCCTTGATGCGCTTTCGGAGGCCCTTTTGACCTTCACCCGCCTGATAGATCACGCCGCCACGGCGAGACTTGCGGCCCATCCAGTTAACACCGCGAGCCACTGCCATAGCCGCGTCAAGGATCAAGAATGTTTTCCCGCTCTTTGATGCGCCTGAAACGATCGACACTTCCGCGCGAGTGAGAATGCCCTTGATTAGATATTCGTGCTCTTGCGCTGGGGCGTCGAAGGCGTCCCACGGGACCGCGTTGAATTTCGATTTGAAGGCGGGAGGTGTGAATTTGGGAGCCTTGGCCGCGATCTGGTAAAGCTCCTCGACAGTGTGGCCGTCATCAAGCCAGTCGACGACGTCTTCTTTTTTCTTGTTGTCCGTCAACTGGACGACGCGGACTTCGATAGCCTTGCCAAGCAACGATGCTGCTACGCTATTCGCATGGTCAATCCCGACAAACTTCGGACGGCCGTCATCATGAAAAAGCGGGTCATTTGTCTTTTGGTGCCGGGCTTGCGGATCGTCGTCCGCGAGCACGACGACGCGCGCACCCTTGAGAAAGTCGCTAAGTTCCGGGAGCCATTTCCCGGCACCGCGCGCATTTGTCGTTGCCGGAACGCCGAGGTCGAGCAACTTGTCGGCCGCCTTCTCGCCTTCGACGATAAAAACGATGTGCTTTTTGTCCAAAGCCTTTTGAAGATCGGGCAGCCGGTAGGGGACTTGCCGAACGTCCTTCGTCGACCAGTTCCAGCCGCCGCCCTTGCTCGGGTCCGGGCGGCGCTGCCGATACGTTTTCTCCGGCTTGCCGTCCTTCCCGACCTCGCCGTTTTCAAGCCGCACCACTTGGAAAAGCAGCGCGCCTTTTTCGTCGACATAGTCCCACGTTTTGACTGGCTTCATGTTCTCGTCATTTCGGCGAGAATTGCCTTTTTCCGGCGCATAGTCGCGATTACTGGACGACGCTTTGTCTTCGACGTGAAAACCTTTTTCGCGCAGCCAATCGACCGCCTCTCGGCCTTTGCGGCCGGTTTCTCTTTCTATGAGCGCGAGAACGCCGCCTCCGGTGTTTTCGCCATGATCGAACCAAGTGCCCTTTTCAAGATCAATCGAAACTGATCCCTTGTTCCCGAAGCGAAGCTCGCTCGTTGTAGAAAGGTGCTTATTTGGCTCGCCGAGGAGTTCGCGGGCAACCTCTCCGGCAAAGCCTGCAAACTTATCGCCATTGTCAGCCATCGAAAGCCGCCCCTATTGTTCTGAATTGTCGATTTGATTGTCTGGTTGCTGATCGGCGAACCCGGCTTGACCGGGTTTCGCTCTAGCTTTGGCGACGGGTGCGAGGACTTTGGCGACGTCTTCTTTGACCGGAATAATTGTCGATATGAGATCGGCAATGTCGGAAAAGACGTCGGCTTTTGCGATCTGATCGGGACAGGGCTTGTCGCGCATTCCGTTGCGAACGAGGGCCTTTTGTATTCCGTAAATCCGATCCGCCTCGCTAGATGCCGTCTGCAACATGGTCCATAGACCGGCGCGCTTTCGGCTCATTTCAGAACCTCAAATCGGCTTGCTTGTGCTCGAAAAGCGGCGTCGTGTGAGCGGGGTTCACGTCCGGCGCAATGGCGTTGCATGCGAACAGCCAGCCCGCGATTGCGTCCGAAGCATTGTCGTCCTGCGGATCGAAGCCAAGTGCCCGCATCGCTTGCATTACTTCGGCTTTCGCTTTCCCGGTGGTTGGCTTGCGCCCGAGGACAAACTTGCGGATCGAAGCTTGAGCCATTTCGCGATAATCGAAAACCTTGTCATGGTAGGCGGCGGCAGCCATCGCCCACGGCAGACATTGCAAGAGGCGTGTCGTCTTATGATTGGTCTTATCCTTCATCGCCCCTGCAAAAATCGGAGTTTCAGCGATCACGACATTTGGACGGTAGGAGATGATCAATTCGCGAATGAAGATTTGCGCATGTGCAACAACTGCAACCGGCGGGGCTTCCTCTGGCGCAAGGCGCTTCGATCCGTATTCCGGAGTTTCGCCCGGACGACCTGCACACCAGCCAGTGCGGGTAGCGACGTCGAGGAACAAAATCATGCGTTGGGGGAGATTACGCATCTTCGGCAATCTCCTGCGAATAGACATAATCGAAATGAACCGGGCAGATGACCGCGATGCCGTTCAAGCCGACAATGTGCGGAGTGCGCTCGACGGCTACTCGCGTGCCGTCTGCAATTTCGTTCGTCTGGATGCGATGCCCTTTTAGGCAACCATCCTCGGCGAGCTTCTCGAAAACGTCGTCGAAACTTTCGGCTTCGGTTTCCAACGTGAATGAAATGTACTTGTAGGGATCACGACGCGAAGGGACGACCGTCGTCACTGAAAGACGCTGTATCGGCATAGCAGTTTCCTTGTGGTGGTTTTGGTAAAGCAAAGGCCGGGCAATGGATGCCCGGCCCGTAATCAGTGGCCGGTGCCTTCAACGCGGGGAGTGGTAGGCGGAGGCACCGGCCTTGATGTGCGCAGCCCGGTTGCGGAGGGCGCGCACTATCAATCTAGTTCACGGTAGCGAGCGTAAGCGGTGCTTTTGCCTTCTTCGGAGCGTCATCCTCGGCAGGGCGTTTGCCCTCGACGATGTTCGCCATGGTCGAAATCACGTCATCGAACATATCGACGTCGTCGAAGTAGCCCATCTTGTCGGCAAGCTCGATTACGCCGCGAAGGGTTGCTTGCCGCTTTGTGGTTTCCATCTTGGCGAGGCCGAGAATGAAGCGGAAAGCCTTACGGTCCATGCCGTGGCGATCGAGAGCGTTCTTGACGATTGAACCGGCTGCCCCGTTGTGCTCGGAAGCTTCTGCGGTTTCGCTCATGAACTGGTTTACTACGCGGCGCAGTTCATCGGAGGTAATCGACGACTTGCTCGACGTAACGTCGGCCTTCTTTGCACGTTTTGCCATGCTGCATGCTCCTTGGTTGCGGTCGACGACTTAGACGGCGACTGGCTGCGGAATATCCAAGGGCCATGCTTCCCCAGCCGGCCATTCGGGATGAATGCCGCTAACGGGTTTACGGTTCTCGGATACGAGTTTGAGGGTTTGAGCATCAAGGATGGCAGGCTCCGGGCGTTCAACACCCGCAGGCCAAGCCACGCCATCCGGCCATATCGCGGAAAACCGCGACATGATCTTGTCGTAAGTCCCGGCGCGCATATCGACACGGTCAATCGTGTGAGAGAACGTGCGATAACCCGAGACAATCTCGTCAAGCTTCGTTTGCGTGCATCCGGTGGCTTTCCGGTATGCATCCATCGTAGCTCGAATGTTCGTTCGGAAGAGGTCGAGGTAATTCATGCATCATTTGTTAAGTTAGATTTTATCTAACTGCAATAGGGTGCGATGCTTAAACTGTCAGTAGATAGAAAATAGTTGATTTCTATGCGGAAAGTTTTATTTGTCGTACTTGGGCGGACAAAATGGAAAAATTTGACCTTTAAAAGCGTCAAAAAGGGGTTGGGTGTATGAGTGACGTTTTGCGGAAACGCGTCCAAGGCCGACTTGATGCCCTCGGCATCAACGCGTTTGAGGCTGCCAAGCGTGGCGGGCTGACAAGGAATTTCTTCTATGAGCTTTTCCGTCTCGAAAACGGAAAATACAAGAAAGACCGCTTCAACCTCAAGCATCTGGATGCGGCGGCATTTGCCCTTGATTGTGATCCTGAATATCTGACCCTTGAGCAGCGGACACCGCGTCGCGGCGGTTCGCCCGACGGAACGAAGATTGCAGGTATTGCCGAAGCTGGCGCGCTTAGATCGCCCGGCGCAGGAATTCCCAAGGGGCTGACGGTTGCGATCGAGCCGGACCCGAGATACCCGATCGAAGCCCAACAAATATTTCAAGTCCGAGGCGGGCATGCAGCCGGGCTGAATATTCCAAGCGAAGCGTTCGTCGTTGTTGCCAGTACCGAGGCATTGAAGGATGCGGGGCGCGAATTGATTGCGGGCGATGTTGTCGTTGTGTCCCGCACGGCCGTCGAAGACAAGGCAGAAATAACAATCCGAAAAGTAGCTTTTGACGCGATGGGTATGCGCTTCGATGCGTATCCAGACGACGGCGCAATCGATCCTTTGCACGCCTCGGACGGTGGGGTCGTTCTCGGCCTCGTGTTACAGGCGATAGTGGTTTTTTAAACTCTCGCGCGCTCGCGTGCGTATAGTTATTAATTTAATTTATTAGGGACAGGGGGTTTAATACCCCCTGTCCCATTTTCATTTAATCTAGAATTATCTAACCAAATGAAATCTAATATCTAAATTCTCTCCTGACAAAAAGTTAGAAATTTTCAAACTTTATGGATTGCCTACTCCAAAAAGTTAGATTATTTCTATCTTCGTAAACGAATGGTTACGACAGCATCAGGAAACATTATGCCGATCCCCACCGAAATTATTGGCCCTTTCATCCCAACAGGTCAGAGACACGCTTCGTTTACGATGTTGGTTAATTGACCTGCGACCGATTGGCCGCCGTTGGAAATATCTTCCTTTGCTCAAGCTAGGGAATTCAACGGCTTAATCGAATGGTAGTAGGGGGATAGGAAAGTTATCCTCACCCCAAGCCGCTCGTGTCAGAACCGATCCTTAAGGAACCGAGATTTCCTTTCGAAGGGTTAACGAAAGCAGGCAACAAAATGACAACGATTGTGAATGCAACAGGCGCAGTGAGGACGTCCCTCGTAAGCATAATCAAGCGCCAAATGATTGATACCGTTATTGAAAGCAGTATCGAACCTTCGAATTTCGATGATGTGGTTTCTACACTGCGAAAAGCCAACTTTGGTGAACCTGCAATCGCGGCATTAGCGGCGGAAGTTGCGCAGGCGGCGCAAGAGGAAATCAGGGCAGGGCAAGCACAATGACGATTGACCGGATCAACGTGAAGACAAGTGCCGAATGGCATGCTCGCAGGTCGCGAGACGTCACGGCGTCCGTCGTCGGGGCTTTGTTTGGGGAGCATGAATTCGTTACGCCCTACGCTCTTTGGGCATTCAAGTCCGGCAGAGTTCCAGCGGACCCGGAAGAAACCCCGGCGATGCTTCGCGGCCAGCTTCTGGAGCCGGTCGCGGTCAAATTGCTGCGTCGTCTGCGGCCGAATTGGAAGATCAAGCATAATACCAATCCCGGCGATTATTGGCGCGACAATGAAGTTCGTCTCGGTGCGACGCCCGACGTTCTCGCGTTCGATAAGAAGCGCGGGCCAGGTATCGTGCAAATCAAGTCAGTTGAACAGGGCGTCTTTCGCCGCAAGTGGCTTGCTGGAAGTGATGTGCCGGAGCCGCCGTTCTGGATTGCTATGCAAGCGGTCGTCGAGGCCTACCTGACCGGCAGCAAATGGGCCGCAGTTGCCCCGATTGTCGTCGGCCATGGGGTCGATATGCCAATCATCGAGATCCCTATCTTTGCGGGCGCAATAGAGCGCATCCGTGAAAAGTGCTCGGCATTTTGGGAACTGGTCGAAAGCGGTACGGAAGTCGTGCCCGATTATAGTCTCGACGCAGACCTTATCGAGCGAATGTATGCGCGAGAGGAAGGCGAAGAAATCGACCTCACGAGGGACAATCAGGTCTACGAACTGATTGCAGAACGTCACCGCCTGAAAGCGGACGTCACAGAGGCCGAAAGAAAGGTCGCGGCAGTTGAAGCCGAGATCAAGCACAAGCTGCAAGGCGCATCGATTGCGCATCTTGCGGGCGGAAAGAAAATCACTTGGCTAACTCAAAAACGGGCTGGGTATTTCGCTCCGCCGAAGGAATTCCGCGTCTTGCGAACCCCTCCGCCTGACGCGTGAAGTGGACCGGCGGCTAAAGGCTGCAACCCAACGTCGCCGGTCCTGATGCACCCCTGAACCACCACGAACAGGAGGCACCATTCGCTATGGTAGCTGAAACGAATGAACGCGCCGTTATCGGCGGTAACAATCCCCCTATAAAAGAAGCGCTCGCGGATCAATACAAAGAATTGGTCGACCTGATTGAGCCAATCGCGGAACGCGCCAATGCGCATCCGCGAAAGATCGAAAGTGACGAAGACCTCGGGCCGCTCGGCGAAATCGTTCTTGACGCTAAGGCCCTGTCGAAGCGCATCGAAACGGCCCGCAAGGTTGAGAAGGAACCTTTTGTCAAAGGTGGCCGCGAAGTCGACCAGTTTTTCCATCCGCTGACTGATCGCCTCGACCGTATCGTCGACGTGTTTGAAGCGCTCGCGTCGTCGTATCAGCGCGATAAGGCGGATGCCGAACGCCGTCGGGCTGCCGAGGAAGCCGCACGCCTGCGAGCCGAGGAGGAGCGCAAGCTCAAGGAAGCCCAAGAGGTTAAGCGAGAAAGCACGGCCGAACGCAAAAAGGACGAGGCGGCAAGTCTCGGCCATCAAGCGACCAGTGCGGAACATCGCACGGCAGCGAGCGCGGCCGAGTTGACGAAGGTTCGCACCGGCAACGGTGTCACCGCCTCGGCAACCACGAAATGGGCTTTTCGCATTGTCGACCTCGCTGCGGTCGACCTCAACAGCCTGAAAGATTTCTTCCGCGTCGAGGATATCGAGAAGGCCATTCGGTCGAAGGTCGCCATTCATAAGGGCAACACAAAAATCCCAGGCGTCGACGTCTTCGAAGACGTGAAAGCCACATTCCGCTGATCGCCCGGTAACCCATTCAACCGGCACGGCCGGAAAGAGAAATCCAATGAAGTATCTTGTAATCGACACTGAAACGACGGGCTTGTTCGACTTCAAACAACCAGCCGATGCCGAAGGACAGCCACGCCTTGCGCACTTGGCCATGATTTGGGCCGACGCCGAAGGCAACGAGCTTGACCGTCAGGACATTTATGTCCGCCCGAACGGCTGGACGATGCCGCAAGGGGAAGGTTCTGCGGGGGCCGTCAATGGCTTGACGGACGAGTTCTTGCACGCGAACGGTGCGGATATCGGCGTCGTTCTCGAACAGTATCGCGAGGAAATCCTCCGGGGTTTGGTACTGGTCGCCTACAATGCACAGTACGACCTTAAGGTTATGCGCGGCGAAATGCGCCGGGCTGGCGTGCCCGACCTTTTCGAACAAACGAAAAATGTCTGCGTAATGCGCCCCATGATGAAGATTTGCAGAATTCCGAATGCAAATCGCGGCGGCTTCAAATTCCCCAATCTTGGCGAGGCACTGGCCCATTTCGGCCACGAACTTAACGGCGCGCACCAAGCAATGAACGATGCCGAAGGCGCGCGCATCCTCTTGCGCGAACTCTTGCGCATCGGAGAGTTGCCGACGCCTGCGGTTCATTACGCCAAGGAAAAGGCAGCCGAAAAGCTCCCGAAAACCCGCCGGAAGGCCAGTGCTTCGGGTTTCCTCGGAAGCTTCTAAATCCGGCGCGGAAGCCGGAGGCCCGGCGAGTAGCAGCGGATCAGTGTGTCGCAGCGAAGCCCGGGCCACTTTTCAACCACCACAGAAGGAAACGTCCAATGTCAGGACAGGAAGTAATCACGGCGGACGGGGAAATTATCACTGCGCCGACGTCATCGGAGCAAATGAGCCTCGCCATCGGTCTAACCAAGGCTGAAATCGATCAGCAGATAGCAACTGCCAAGCTATATCCGCGCCTTGTCAGTCGAGTAACGCAGAACATTCTTTCCCTCGTCACCATCGACGAGCATTCGGCAGAAGAATGTAGTTATGCTTTGCCGCGAGGCGGGAAGCCAATCGTAGGCCCAAGCATCCGTCTCGCGGAGATTATCGCGGGGCAGTGGGGCAATTGTCGTGTTGGTGCTCGTGTGGTGCATGTTGATCGAGTTGAAAAGTTCGTCGAGGCGGAAGGCATATTCCACGATCTCGAAACGAACACCGCAACCACCGCCCGCGTTCGTCGTCGCATCAGCAATAAAAACGGCGGCCTGCTTACCGATGACATGATTATCGTTACCGGGAACGCCGCATGTTCGATTGCAAAACGCAACGCAATCCTTGGAGGCGTGCCGAAAGCCGTCTGGCGCAAAGCTTATGACGAAGCGGAAAAGGTCGTAAAGGGTGACGTCAAGACGCTGGCCGAGCGCCGGGAAAATATCTTCAAAGCGTTTGCAGCGTTCGGCGTAAAGCCCGAACAGATTTTCGCTTCACTCGGTATCGCGGGCGAGGACGATATCACGCTCGAACATATCCCTACACTCACCGGCATGCGTTCCGCTCTTAAAAGCGGTGAAGCAACGGTCGAGGAAATGTTCGTCGGACAGTCGAAACCCGACGGCGAAAAGAAGTCGACCAGCCAGAAAATGAGCGACTTCGCCAAGGGCGGAAACGGGCAGGAAAAGAAGAAGGAAAAGGCCGGGTCCGACGAAGGCAAAAAGGTCGAAACGAAACCGGCAGCCGAGAAAACGGCCGACAAGCCCAAGCAGGAAACATCTGGCGACGGGGACGCCGAAATCCTTCCTCCGACTTCTGACGATATCGAAATCGCACGCGACAAGGGGCATGACGCATTCCACAACGGTATGCCCCGCGAAACATGCCCGCGCGAATTCAATGCGAAGGGCCGCGAGGAGGAGCGGAACGCTTGGCTTGAAGGCTACGACGCCGCAGCCGAGGAAGAAGCGGAGGCACGCAATTGACCAGCGACCGCACCCACTACGCAAAGCTTATGGATAAGTGGCGCGAAGCCGAAGCCCTAGCGGAACTCATTCGACAGTTTGCCGACGACGGCGGCCGCCACCGGCTCAAGGTCAAAGTTGAGCACCCGGACCCCGTCGTAGCGGGCAACGCCGAGCGCGTCATCAACGATATGATGAAGAACAACGGTTTTGGCGTGACCGTGCAAAAGGCTCTCGAAAGGGTTGAGCGCAAGCGCGACGACGCCCGAGAGGAGTTCTTGCAGGAGGCGGGGGCCGGATATCTCGCGCCATCAACGGCGGAACGCCAGTTCGGCGATTTGCTCCGCGAGCCGCGACCACCGAAGAAATAGTCGGGCTTAGAACCGGCGTGCGGCGACCACTGCAATGGTCGTCGCAAGCGCCCCGATATCCCTAACCACCACTTTAAGGGACTGACATGCTTATTCGCGTTTTTGATTTTGAAACCACCGGCTTCCCTCCCGGGGCCGGAATTGTCGAGGCCGGTTGGACGGACCTATTTGTCGATGACGGCAAGGCCGAAGTTGGAGGCACTACCTCCATGCTCGTCAATCCCTTCGAGGCTGCACCGCACCTTGAAATGTCGATTGGCGCTCTTTCCACTCACCACATCGAAAAATCGGACCTCGTCGGAGCGCCACCTCCCGAGGTGGCCCGCCGAACGCTTTCGGACGGAGCCGACGCCTTCGCCGCGCATAACATAGAATTCGATCAGCAATTCTTTACCGGCGGCGGTCGGCCGATGATCTGCACCTATAAGGCTGCGCTTCATCTTTGGCCCGATGCTGAAAAGCATCAAAACCAGTTCTTGCGCTATCTGCATAACCTGCCGGTTGATCGCAAGATTGCCGAAATGTCTCACCGCGCAGGCCCGGACAGCCACGTAACCGCGCATCTTCTGAAATTTATCATCGACCAAGGCGTCGAGGTCGACACGCTCATTAACTGGACGCAAGGCGAAAAGCCGTTGCGCCTGTTGAAGACTATTCCTTTCGGCGAGCACCGGGGGAAGCCATTCAAAGAAGTCCCTAGCAACTATCTGCAATGGATTGTCCGAAAAATTACGGACAAGCCGGACCTCGTTCATACCGCCCGCGTCCACCTGAAAGATCGGGGGGAAATGTAATGGATATGAGCGAACTCAACAGCAAGATCGGAAGCCGTATTCGCGCGTTCCGTATCCTGCGTGGACTGTCGGCCGACGATCTGGCCGACGTAATCGGGGTTAAGAAAAACTCGATTACGCGGATCGAAGCAGGACGACTTGCGATCACGGCCGCGCAATTGGTGCTTGTTGCACAGAAGCTTTCGACGACGTCTTCAGTGCTGACAGGCGAGCAGCCAGCGACGGAAGGCGGTGAAGCATGAAGCCTTCACCGCAACAAGATCAGGCCCTCAAGGCCGTTTCCGCTTGGTTGAAAGACCCGAACGCAAAGCAAGTCTTCTATCTGGCTGGCTACGCTGGCACCGGCAAGACGACGCTCGCGCGTCGGCTCGCCGAGGATATCGGCCGCGTTTGCTTCGGTGCCTTCACCGGCAAGGCCGCTCTCGTCCTGCGTTCGAAGGGCTGCGAGGATGCAAGCACGCTTCACAGCCTGATTTACAAGATCGAGAACCCGAATAGCCCGATCCCCCGTTTTGTCAAAAACTACGACAGCGCTGTTCGCTTCTCCGACCTCGTAATCGTCGACGAAGTTTCGATGGTTGGCGAAGAACTCGGCCGCGATCTTCTGTCGTTCGGAACGCGCGTTCTTGTTCTCGGCGATCCTGCACAGCTTCCGCCGGTCAAGGGCGAAGGGTTCTTCACTGCGGGCGACCCCGACTTCATGCTTACGGAAGTTCATCGGCAGGCGGCCGACAATCCAATTATCGCAATGTCGATGAAGGTTCGCCAACGGGAAAGCCTCGACTTCGGCGCGTTTGGCGATAGCCGCGTCATTCGTCGGGAAGAACTGGAAACCGATAACGTGCTCGCCGCCGATCAAATCCTCGTCGGCAAGAACAGCACTCGCCGCAACTTTATTCAACGCCTGCGAGAGTTGAAGGGCATGAAGGGCGATTTCATGGTCAACGACCGCGTTGTTTGCCTGAAAAACAATCGCGAAATGGGCCTCTTGAATGGCGGCATTTGGAACGTCGACAAGGTGCTCCGGCAGTCTCGCGACACGACGTCGATGTACGTCTCGCCGCTCGATAGCGGCATGACGAAACAGCCGGTTGAGGTCATCACGCACCACGCTTGGACGCGCGGGCAGGAACGTGACCTCCATTGGCGGGATGCTCGCCGGTTCCAGCCTTTCGATTATGCCTATGCGCTCACCTGCCACAAAGCGCAGGGCAGCCAGTGGGATAACGTCATGGTCTTTGACGAGGGCGGAATTTTCCCGGAACCCGAGCGCTGGCTCTACACGGCGATCACTCGCGCCGCCGAGAAAGTGACGGTCGTTCAATGAAAGACCTTCTCGAATTCATGGGCGAGCATCCCGTTCTGACGTGGTTTCTCGCGTGGGGCCTTTGGCCCATCTGCACGGCGATAGCAACGATTGTTGCGACCCCCTTCCGCTATGCGTTTCTCGCCTACAACCGGCGACTAAGGCACCTGAATATTCGTGCTCATGGCTGGCCTACATCGCCTTTGATGGATGCAGACGGCGACGTCGTACACCCGCCAGCACCAAATCAGGGGCGCGAAGACACATGAAAACGGACGGGATTGTTCTCCGAGTGGTTGGCACATTCGGGGTTTGTCGGTGCGCTTTGATCGTGAGCGCAGAGTTCATTCATCGGGATTGGACGGTCGCCCTTGTGATTGCGGGCATGACGGCGGCGTCGCTCTTGGTCCTTTGGACCGACGAAAAGTTTCACTGAATTCAGACGAAGCCGAGCGCGGACGCGGGCTTCGCAAAAGGAAAAATCATGGCAGGCATTAACAAAACCATTCTCGTCGGTCGTGTCGGGCAAGACCCGGAAGTCAGACGGTTCAACAGCGGCGACCAAGTCGCCGAGTTCTCGCTCGCCACGTCGAAGGAATGGCGGGACAAGAATACCGGCGAGCGCAAGTCGAAAACGACTTGGCACAAAATCAAGGTGTTGAATAACTCCCTGATCGAGAACGTCATCCGCCCATACGTCAACAAGGGATCGCTTATCGGTATCGAGGGCGAGCTTGATAACGAGGAATGGGAAAAGGACGGCCAGAAGCGACAGGCGACGAAGGTCGTCGTTGGAGCGTTTAGCGGCTCCCTTTATCTTCTCGGCAGCAAAGACGACAACGGCGGGGATCGTGGATCGCGCGGGCGCGATGATGATCGCGGCTCGCGCTCGTCCGGTCGGTATTCAAACGACGACAGGGGGCAATCGTCCGGCGGCTACGGCGGCGGCTTCTCGCGCGATCTGGACGACGAAATCCCGTTCGCTCCGGAATGGAGGTAACGCATGTCGGACCAACCGCAGGGGCGCATCAAATGTTGCGTCCCATTCTGCACGCGCACGCGACACAATCGGGACAACACGTCGGAATGGATATGCGGAAACCATTGGCGACTTGTTCCGCAACACCTGAAACGCCGGAAATTCAAGCTCTTTCGCCGATACAGGCGGCTTTTCGGCAATAGCTCATTTTGGTGCTTCGAAGCCGGTAGCGAGAAAAGAATTCAGGCCGTTCGCCTCGATCGCCTATGCGGGATTGCATGGGATCGATGCAAGGCCGCAGCGATAGAAAGGTCCGTAGGGCTATGACAGACGATGAAAAATTGATTTCCGAGCAAGCGCAGAAGACGGCGAACGATATTCGCCGACTTCTGTCGGGTCGGGACATGGCTTCGTCATATGTCGCTCTTGGAATGGTGATTGGAAAAATCGCGTCGGAAGCCGCAAGGCCAGATTTGCACGGGGTTATGCCGCTCATCACCGAACAGGCTTTTCGCACCTACATAAAAAATCTGGAGGGAAAGCGCCGTGGCTGATCTTCCTATGCTTTACAGCGCGCCTATGGTGCGCGCGATCCTCCGGGAAATCGAAAATCCGGGCACCGGCAAGACACAGACACGGAGGACGCTCAAACCACTTCCAAGGCGGACAATCTTCTTTAACCCGCAAACGGCCGGCAAAGAACAATTCCAAAAGCCGCGCATTGCCGTCGGCGACCGCCTTTATGTCCGCGAAGCGTGGCGAGTTTCGCGCATGCACGACAGGACAGCGCCGCGCGATCTAAAACCGCGCACAATGACGGTTTTCTTTGAAGCGGGAGGCTCTGTCGCAAATCAGGATGCCCCCGGCGACTGGAAGCCCGCTGTTTGGCCTGAAATCGGAGAACGGCCGGATTGGGCGGGGAAGTTCCGGCAGGCGATGCATATGCCCCGGTGGGCCTCTCGGATCACGCTTGAAGTTACCGGCGTCAAGGTCGAGCGGCTGCAGGATTGCAGCGAAGCGGACGCGATCGCGGAAGGGATCGAGTTTTGCCCGATAGAAGAAGACGGCCTTGGCGGCTGGAAATGTTACGCGCCGGAGCCAAAGGGGCAAGACGAATGGTCCTCGCCTTATCACAGCTATCGGACCTTATGGGACAGCATCAACGGCCCCGGCGCATGGGATAAAAACCCATGGGTAGCCGCCTACACTTTCCGTTCGGTCCTCGGGAATATCGATCAGATTGCGAGGGCGGCGTAATGGCAGCTATTTCACCGTTCGCAAGGGCAGCCAAGCAAGCGCTGAACGATGCTGCCGGGCATCGTTTGAAGGCGATTAAACTCCTGATCGAAAGGGTTCAATCCGATGAAGTGCTCGCGAGGAGTGTCGCCGAGGTTGGCATTGACACAATCATGGAAGAACGCCGTGGCGTGCAGCTTGGGGAAAAGACAA